AGGACCGCAACTTCCTGACCATGATCTTCTTCGAGGGTCCGTGGGAGAAGTTGCAGATCTTCGCCTACGGCATCAGGCGGGACTGCACGCTGCGCTGGGTCATCCCCGAGAACCCGACCGGCTGGCGCTGGCTGGCGGCCAAGATCGGTGACTGGGCGGAGAGGCGCGATCAGCTCTGGCGTGCTAAGCATGTAATCAAGCGCAAGAACCCTCACGAGCGATGGAGCAGGCGGGGACAGTGACGAAGCACGATCACCCCAACTGGGGCTGGGTAGGGGTCGCGGTCGTTGTGGTGGTGGTCGATGCGACCGGCAACCGGACTATGAGCGACGTGTTCCAGGAGGCGGTCAGGCACCCGGTCGCAGGGCCGATCGTAATCGGGTCTTGGTGCTATCTCACCGCCCACCTGATCGGGGCCATCCCGCCGAGGTGGGACGCCCTCCACTACCTCGGGTGCCGTAACCCTAGGAGGTGCGCGCATTGACCGCCGCGAAGTACCGCAACGCCGGCTGGACCGAGGCCGAGATGAGCTTCATCCGCGAGCACCCCGAGCTGACCCCTAAAGAGCTGTCCGAGCATCTGACGAACCGCACGCTCAACGCCTGCGCCCAGGCCCGCTACCGGCTCGACGGGCGCAAGCCGGATGTGAAGCCCGAGTACGCGGTCCACGAGCCCGGCGAGTACACCGAGCACCTGGCCGACCTCCTGGTGGACGAGTTTGACTGCCTGGAGATCTGGATGAAATGGAATGGGTACGCAGCATGGCGAGAGGTCTCCCGCGACCGCTGCGGCTGGGTAACCCTGAGCTGCACGGCCAAATAGTCGTAAAGCCGATAGACGATCCCGAATGGTGGGGCTACTGGCACGCCTACTTCGGGGAATTGCGCATAAACGGCGGGCTGTGTAATGATTACACAGAAGGAGCCGGGCGTGCGCGTCGCGCGATAGAGCAGCACCGATCGGAAGTTCTCTGGCGCGACTACTACTGGGACGTAGAAACCCAGGAGTGGTACAAGAAGGGGACGCTGCCGCCCGTGTAGGGTGTGTAGATGGGTAACAGGGCTATAGAGCGTGTGGAGCTGCCGGACGGCACCTTCATGGACGGGCCGCTGCTCGGCAGCCAGACGCCACGGTTCTCGAACGTGCCCTACCGCCACGAGTCGCTGGTTGACGGCTGCGTCATGTGCCAGATCGAGCGGCTTGAGGAGCAGCACGAGCACGGCTGCGGCGACCACGTGGCCATGGAGGTGCTGGAGTGGGCCGAGAGCTTCGGCTACTTCCTGGACCCCTGGCAGAAGTGGCTGCTCAAGCATATGTTCGGGCGAATGCCCAACGGCCTGTGGGCCGCCCCGGACGTGGTGATGATCGTCGCCCGGCAGAACGGCAAGGGCACCGTCCTGGAAGTTCGCGAGCTGGCCGGGGTGTTCCTGCTCCAAGAAGAACTGATCATCCACACCTCCCACCAGCTCAAGACCTCGCTCAACCACCTGGACCGGCTGTCCAACACGATCCGGTCGTACCCCGCGCTGGAGAAGCGCGTATCGAACATCGTCACCGGCAACGGCAAGGAAGCGATCAAGCTCAAGTCGCGGCCGACCCTGATCTTCGGCCCCGGCGGCAAGGAAATCACGGCCCGCCGGTCCAGCAAGATCGAGTTCCACGCGCGGGCCGGCTCGGCCACCTCCCGAGGATTCTCCTGTGACTGCCTGGTCTATGATGAGGCGATGATCCTGAGCAACGAGCAGGTCGGCGCGTCGATGCCGACCATGCGAGCCCGGCCCAACCCCCAGATGATCTACGCCGCGTCGGCGGGCCTGGAGGACGGCTCGGTCAGCCAGCAGCTCGCCAAGATGCGCTCGCTGATGCTCAAGGGCGACCCGCAGACGCTCGGCCTGGAGTTCTCGATCAACCCCCACGACGAGAGCTGTCCGAGGGACGAAGACCTCGGCCGGGAGTCCAACTACTACATCGTGTGCGACAAGCACGACGACCGCGACGACCCGCGCTCCTGGGCCAAGGCCAACCCCGCCATGGGCGAGCGCATCACACTGGCCACCACCCGGCGCGAGCTGACCAGGATGCCCGCGACCAAGTTCGACATCGAGATCCTGTCGGTGGGCAACTGGCCGCCGGAAGAAGATCCCTGGATGACGATCAGCAAGCCCGCGTGGAAGGTGCTGACCAACACCGACCCCGGCTTCCCGGTGCAGCCCTCGGTCCTGGCGTTCGACGTGTCCGAGGACAGCCAGTCGGCCACCATCATGGGCGCGTGGGCTCACAAGCAGGGCAGGCTGGTGCTGGAGATGCCGCGCGACGGCCACCGGCAGGGCACGGCCTGGGTCATCCCCAAGATGCAAGAGCTGTACAACCGGATCAAGCCGATGTTCATCGCGGTGCCCAAGAGCGGGCCGGGCGCGGGCCTGCTGGACGATGCCGTCAAGATCTGGGGTGATCGCGTGTACCAGGTCGGGCCGGGCGAGGAGGCTGCGGCGTTCTCGTTCATGATGCAGCAGGTCAAGGATCAGAAGCTCTGGCACTTCGGTGAAGAGGGCGCGATCGATCTGTGGCGCGCAGTGGGCCGCGCAGGCACTAGGGTAGTGGGCGACGGCGGGAAGGCTTGGTGCCGTCGCGACGCCGAGGCGGATATCTCGGCCATCACAGCGGCTACACTCGCCGCATACGTCCTGAACAAGAAGCGTCGGTCTTACGACCTGACGAACACTGTTGCATAGGAGATACACAATGCCTGACCTCACCGGGGTAGAGCACGCCCGCAATCAGGAGTACGTGCACCGGGTCAACACCGAGAAGGGCTGGTTCGACCAGCCGGTGAAGTTCCTGGAGGCGATGATGCTCCTGGTCACCGAGGTGGTCGAGGCCAACGACGCCTACTACGACGAGGGCCTGCTGGGCGGCTGGAAGGCCGGCCCGCAGATGGCCAGCGAGTTCGCGGACTGCTACATCCGCCTGGTGGACGACGCGTCGCGGTTCATGGTGGACCTGGGCGTCTCCGTGGACATCTACAAGCACAGCTTCGAGTACAAGCGCGGCGGCTCGTTCGACGGCACCTGCGTGCAGCTCATCCGGCGCGTCCGCGACGCTGTGGAGGCCATGCGCGTCGAGGGGATCGCAGGCGACGGCACGACGGGGGCCGAGGCCGGCCACGAGACAGCGCGGCACCTGGCGTTCTTCTACCTCCAGCTCCAGCAGACCGCCGACGAGCTGGGCATCGATCTGAGCAGCGCGTTCAGCCTCAAGATGGCGGTCAACGAGAAGAGGCCGTACCGGCACGGGAACAAGCACGCCTAGGTCGCTGTTGCATGGGTCATGAACCTGTGGGAAGTGATCGATGACCTGTCATACAAGCCTGGGTGGAAGTACACCTTGAACTACCGGAGCACCGGCCGCCACTCGATCTGGGTCACGGCCAAGGTGCAGCACTCGACCACGCTGGAGTGGGTGACGTTCGACTTCGAGCGTATGATCCCCCAGTCCGTGCAGGGTGACCTGGCCGGGTTCCTGACCTGGATCGAGGACATCACCCTGGAGGCCGAGTTCCACGAGCTACGGGAGTTCCTGCGGTACAAGGGCGAGCTGGTCAACAACCCGCACGCCAGCGCTCCCGTAGACGACACGGTGCCAGCACCCATCAAGACCGAGCCCGATCCGATCAGGTACGTGCCGCTCGATCTGAACAACCCCGCCTGCCCGGAGTGCCACGGGCCGCTGGAGTTCGCGGGCAGCAACGGTCTGATGCCCTACTACAAGTGCGCCGGCCGCGCCAGCCACAACGACCCGAACGCCACCTACACAATCCCACTGGAGGCAGTATGAAGATCAAGCGCATTGCAGCGACCGCAGCCCTCGCCGGAATGGCGCTCGGCGTGGCTGGCGGGCTGTCCGCCTGCTCGACCCAGGGCGACGGCACCGTCTCGTCCAAGTTCAAGTGCGCCCAGCTCGTCAACGGCAAGGCCGTCACGGCATGGTGCATCCAGGACTCCAACGGCAACAACTTCTACGTCAGCTACCTGCTCTACCAGCAGATCCTCATCGGCCAGTCCGAGGACCGGTACGCCAAGCCGAGCTACTGGGCCAACACCAGCCACGAGCCGTCCGACAGCGAGGTTCCGGCCGAGGACCACGCCGTTAGCCACAGTGTGTTCGGCGGCGGGGGCGATGACGGTGACGGCGGCGGTGAGCACGGCGGCTTCAGCGGGGGTCATGGCGGCGGCGGCCGGTGACCCTGCGGGCCGGGTATTACAACGCGGCCAAGCCGCGCTGGCGCGCGGTCGTCCGCAACGACGGCTACCCCTGGTACGTCTGCCTGCACGAGCACGTTGACGGCCCGGAGGCCACCCGCTGCGCGCGGACCGACCTCGCTGCCATCAAGCTCGCGAGCGATGGCAAAGGACCGTGGCCCGAGGGCTGGGTTACGTTCGAACCTTCAAAGCACATGGGGCTCTGATGGCGGAGACGGCAGCCTGGCCGGAGCTGCGCGGCCGGGTAGGCGGCATGGCCACGTGCGCGCGGGCCACGGGCAACCAGGACCGGGAGCGGGCCGCGCTCGATGTCCTGGCGATGATGGATCAGATCGAGAAGGAAGGGGGCTGGTTCCCGTGATCAACGACTCACTGGGTGACCGCATCAAGCGGTACGAAGCGGTCACCCAGCACGTCCTGACGCCCAACAGCTCGGTCATCATCCGGGTGGACGGCAAGGCGTTCCACACCTGGACGCGGGGCATGAACCGGCCCTTCGACCACCGGCTGATCGAGGCCATGCGGCACGCC